GGTTCGTAGCCTTCGACTTTGGTGCGCGCATGGACGGTTAACGCGCATGCACCGCCGTTTTCAATCGCGGAGGCGCATTCCAATGCCAGACTTTTGTCTTCATAACCGAGCCGCATCTTGGCAGTCAGCGGAATGTGTTGTGGCAGGCGTTGGCGCAGGGTGTGGACGATGTGGTAAATCAAGTCGGGCTCTTTGAGCAAGACTGCACCGCCTTTGTGTTTATTGACCGTCGGCGCGGGGCAGCCGAAGTTGAGGTCGATTTTGTCCGCACCGAAACGCACGGCTTCCAAAGCATTGACGGCCATGTTTTCCGCATCGCTGCCCAAAAGCTGGACAGTACAGGGCGTGCCGGCCGGCGTGCGGTTGGCATGGGCGATTTCGGGAACATATTTAAGCCAAGTGGCGCGTGAGTGGACCGTGTGCGTAATGCGGACAAATTCGCTGACGCATTCGTCAAATCCGCCGATACGCGTCAACAGGTCGCGCATCACATCGTCCACCAGCCCTTGCATGGGGGCTAGTATCAATCTAGTATTTTCTTTTAAATTAGTCATTTATCTGTTTTGTAATAATTTTTATAAAATTCTCTTTTGTATTTTATCTGTTTTTATCCGCTTATTTTGTGCTTTATATGTTCTTTTGTTGTACCATACTTGCACCATTAAATATTTATTCCGCATGGTGCAAAAATGGCTACTATAACAAAAAGGACAAACCCGTCGGGGACTGTTGTTTACAGGGCGCAGGTGCGTGTGAAAAGGGAGGGCTATCCTCCATACTCCGAAAGCCGGACTTTTTCTAAAAAATCTCTTGCGACTGAGTGGGCAAAGCGGCGTGAATTTGAGATTGAGTCAAATCCTGATCTGCTTTTTAACGATGGCAAGCGTGAATTATGCCCTACGCTCAAGGAAGCTGCAAAGCGGTATGTTGACGAAGTTCGGACGAATTACAGTGAGACGAAGCTTGGGGTTATCAATTTTATTTTAAATTTTGATATAGCCAATAAGAGGCTGGATAGATTAACGCGTGCTGATTACTCTGCTTTTGCCTTTGCCCGGCAGAAGGGTTGCCCTGAGCTTGGTATTAAGCCGGTGGTTGCCTCTACGATCAACGGCGATTTGCAGTATATGCGCTCGATTATTAAGCACGCGCATTTCGTTTGGGGGCTTGATGTATCATGGGCTGAGCTTGATGTTGCGATGGAGGGTTTGCGCAGGGCGCGTGTCATCGGCAAGGCGCGCCGGCGTGATCGTTTGCCTAATAACGATGAGCTTTTGGAATTAACGGCTTATTTCTTGAAGGCGTGGAGGCGTGTGGTTGTAAATCCGAAACGTCTGCCGATGCACTTGATTATGTGGTTTGCGATTTATTCCTGCCGCCGTCTTGATGAGATTGCCCGATTGCGCTGGTCTGATTTTGATGAGGCAAACCGTCTTTGGCTTGTGCGAGATTTGAAAAATCCAAGAGGGAGTAAGGGTAATGACAAGGCTTTTATGGTATCGGATGAGGCAATGGCTGTGATTAATTTGATGCGCTCCCCTGAGATTGCGCGGCAAATGAATGTGCAGAATAGCGATTTGTTGCTTGGTGGTTATAAGGGCAGGAGTGTTGGCTCTTTGTGGCAGCGTGCGTGTCGTGAGCTGAAGATTGATGATCTGCGGTTTCATGATTTGCGCCATGAGGGGGCGACAAGGTTGGCTGAAAAGGGTTTGTCGATTCCGGTGATGCAGCAATTCACGTTACATGGGGATTGGGAGAGTATGAGGCGATATACCAATCTTCGGGCAAGGCCTCCAGTGTTGGAGATGATGGAAGCTCTGCAAGAGGCTGATGAAATTGTTAGGGCTGAGCAGCCTGATCGCTCTTTTTTCGCCTGAAAAAAAGGCCGTCTGAATTTCAGGCGGCCTTTTCTTTAATTTCGTACTCTTGCCCATTCATCTTTTGCCTTGCTTTCGATTTGGTCTAGCCATTCAGCAAGGGCTGATACGCTTACAAACTTGGGGCTTTTTTTGTTTCCATCTGCTGATATTACCGGCCATGGCAAACTTTGTGCATTTGCTTTCCGGCGTGCTACTTCGGGGCTAAGGTTCAAATATTCTTTTGCCACTGTTTCGAGCGGAATATGAGTATTGCCGTGTATCAGCATTAATCTAGTTTCTGTTGGCATTTTTGACATTTTCTCGGTCCTTGTATGATTTTTTTTCTTCTGATTTCCATAATTCTTGACGGCTAACTGTTTTAACGGTTTTTATTACTTTTCGCTCCCATTGCCCGCAAAATTTGCATTTTCTGGAATGCTTGTTTGTGTAAATCCATTGGTGTCGCCATGGAATCAATAAGCACCCGCCGATGCGTTCGTAATCTTCCCATTTGATTTCCTCAGTTACCTCTTCTTCGGTTGTTCTGACAAAACAAAATACCTCTACCTTTTGATTACCGTATAAAACCCTGCTGCCAATAAAGTCTCCAAGTCCGTCATTTAAAAAATAACCAATATACCATCCGTAATCATGCTTAAATTTCACAATTCTTGAAGTCGAATTTAATGCTTTACCTAATTTGTATTCTTTCTTCAAAAAACGATAAATATAGCTGATGTATTTAGGGTTGTTTTTTGGATTAAATTCTTCGATATTCATTTATATTTCCTTTGCAGTCCCTTTAATAAAGTCAAGTATTTTCATTTGGTCTTCACCCATCCTATCAAACGATTAACCCAAGATGCCTTGGGTAGAACGGGAAACCTTGCCACAATTTCGCCATCGTAAACCGCCGCAGCCTGCGCTCGAATCTTACGCTTCGCCTCTTCAACGCTGTCAGCAAATACAGACGTAACCCAATCTTTGCCGCCAAACTTATATTTAAATGTAAATTCTCGCTGCTTTGAATTTTTACTCATTTTCTGCCTGCCTTTCTAATCTTCATTAGGCGGTATTTCCGCCGCCTGTCGAATTGGTAGTTATTCAGCCGTCTGCGCATTGTCGTCCTTGTTTGGCATATCAGATGAGTGCATTTCAAGCTCAGCCTGCTCATCTACCCATTTTTTAAATTCTGCCCATGTTTTAAATTTTGTAACGCGGGCTTTTATTAGTCTGTTGAGTTTGCTTGAAAGATAAAATAAAAACATCAAGCCGGTGATAAAAGTCCAGAATACTGAATCTGCCCAATGGCTAATATATAAGCAAAATCCAAGCATTAGACCTGAGAAAACGTCTTTGATTATGCTTTCAATTAAGCTCTCGCTTGCGTTGTATGCAATGATGTTTTTGTCTTTGATTTCAATCATTTTATTTCTCCTGTTTTTTGTTGGTTCGGATGTATTCGGCTTTCTCTGTTGCCTCTTCAAATGTTTTATATTCTGCGATGGTTTTCGCTTTCCGCTTAAAGTGGCCGTTTATTGACCAGTGTTTTTTGTCATACAAGGTGCCGACATATTCAACAATAATCCATGTGTTTTTAGGGCTTCGCTTGACGGCGATATTTGGGTATTCGCAGTTCATGTCTTTCTCCTATTAGTGCGGCCAGTGTCCGCCGTGCCAGTCGTCATCGGGTTTTGCGGATTTCTTTTTGATGTAGCTTTTGATGTAGCTGATGATTTCGCCGGCACCAAATCCTGCTAGGAAATAAATTAATAAAAGTGCGAGATATTTCATTGCGTGGCCTCCAGTCTTTTCCTTTTTCGTTGGCGGTGTGCTTCTTGGTTTAGGATTGGCTCTGATTCCTTTAGCGCGGCAATGTAATGCTGCCAGCTTGCAATTTTGAGGAGCCATTTGAAATCTGATATTGACTGCTCTATGTGTTTGATTTCATCTCCAGTCAAAATAAATTTATTGGTTTTCTTTTCGCGTGATGCGATCCCTTCTAAAACGTCTGTCGTGGTATCGACTGCGATGTCAAATAGGATCGATAGCCTAAGCTTAAATTGCATATGGTCGTCGGCATTGTCGAAATTGACTTTGGCGCGTTTCATCACTTCGAGCAGGGCAACATACAAGTAATGGCATTCGCACATCTGGAAAAAAATTTGACCTGTTGCTTTTCCGGATTTGACTAGATCAAGAAAATTTGTGTATCCGGTCAAAACGGCATTGACTGTTTCTTCCGATAGTGGCCTGTTGCTTGTTGCGTGTGCTACGAGCTGAATTGGGTTGACGTGTGATTGCCGTGCGGTATCAATTAAGTACAGACGTTTTTTGCAATATTTTTTCCGAGGGCGTTTGTTGGTTGCCATGGTTTTATTTCCGTGGGGTGCCGTCTATCCATTTGCGGAATCGGATTCCGGTGATGCGTTCGACGGCTATTTGTACGATGATTAGGACTAAGACTAATATTGCCGGCATGGTTATTTCTGGTCTGTTGGTTCGAGAACGAGGCCGCCGCCAATGAGTTCGGGGTTTTTGTCGAAATCGATAAAACCGCAGCCTTCCTGTGGGCATTCGATGTTGACGGTAATTGTTTCTTTGGCTGTCGCTTTACCGGTCATGTAGCCTGCTGTTGCTATTAATATGGCAATTAAGATGTAGCGGATTTTCATTTTTTACCCTTTGTGTGGCCGTCTGAATTTCAGACGGCCTTTGGTTTATAAGTTGTATGAGCTATTCAGGCTGTCAATTCTGAATTGAGCGTGTTCAAGCGCGATTTTCTCTGCCTCTTCTTTTGACATGTTGAAGTCTTTAATGAGGTGGGCAACTTGATTGTCGAAAGCGGTTTTGATGTGTTTTTTGACTCGGTCAAGTTCTGTTTTGCATGCTTCCTCAGTTTCTTCAATGAAGAATCCCGTTGCGACCATGACTTGTTTTCTTGGAGTTGCCGGTTTCAGTTTCCGGAGCATTTGAGACAAGTGTTGTCTGATTGATTTCTTGGTTTCCATCGGTTGCCCTTTCGTGGGGTGTTTGTTTTGATGGGTGTAATTATGCGTAAATGAATAAAATTATTCAAGCAATATTTGAATAATTTGAGGTATTTTTATTCAAATCTTTGAATATAATGTAAATTTTTTGAATAAAAAATACAAAAAAAAGACCGCATGATGTTGCGGTCTTTGGTTTAATTTTTTTAAATCAATATGTTGCGCTATTTCTGTGTTGATTCTATTGGGTTGTATTCGTTTTTTATTCGTTTTTCTACCTCACTAAAACTGATGGTTCGGCGTTTTATCTCAATGACAACGCCGCAAATAAAAGCTCCTTCCGGCAAGTCTATTAGATTCTCACCGGCAACATTGATGCCGGTTCTGCGCAGTCGGCGTTTGCCGAAAGGGTCGATTTCAAGTTTTGCAACCATCCCGATTTGTTTTTCAGGATTTAAATTGACGACAACAATGTCTTCGTGGCGCGGCGGAATTTTTGGTTCAACAATAAGTATTTCGCCTTTGCTTATTGATTCTTCTGTGTTTTCTTCTGCTTTCATGCTGTTGTCAAACATCCGTAAGGCAAAGGCGAGGTCTGAATGCGGCATGGTTGTTGCCACTCTCTCGCTGTGTTTTATATCAACTTGACTTCGTTGGCTGACGTATTTCACTGCTTGGTCAATTTCAAGCAGCGGAATAGTTTTCTTCGGGAGCTTGCCGGCGGCCGCATAAGATGTTTTTGGCTCTTGTATTTTTTGTGTGATTTCTTGAGTTTGCGCGGAATCCATCCAAAGCGGCTTATTCATCAAGTCTTCGATTGGGACTTCAAAAAAATCAGCAATGATTTGGATATTTTCAAGGCGCGGGTTCTTGCCGGGTGTTTTCTCAAGACGGCTCAGTGTTGGTTGGGATGGCTTGCCTCCAAGGCGATCTGATAATTGACGGGAATTGAGTCCGTGGGTGCGAAGCAGGTATGCGTAGTTGTCAGATAGGTATTTCATAAGACCTCCGTTTTTTTATTAGTGCGGATTATCTTTATAAAATTCATTTTTGCATAAATTATTTACGAAAAAATTTGAATAATTCCTTGACATCTTCAAAATTTGAATTAGAATATTCACAAACGAATAACAAAGCAGGAAATTTGAATTATGAAATTGCAGGAATTGGTGCAAAAGGTTTTGTATAAGCACCGTCTGAATCAGGCTCGCTTGGCAGAGCTGGTTGGGAAATCTCAATCATGGGTGCATCGAGCGTCAACAGGCAAGGTTCAGCGGTGTGATTATGAGGTGTATCAGAGGCTTGAGGCCCTTTTGAATACGGCACCTGAGACGATTACTCCCGTTACCGATTAACACGCGATTGGTAATTTAGCCTGCCCACTAGAGGTGGTGGGCAGGCCTTTTTTACGCCTAAAAAACGTAAAGGATGACTGAAAATGAATAAAAAATATGCAACAAAAGCCGAAATTAATACCGCCGCTCATGGCCGGTGGCGTGAGGTTTTGGAGGCTTGCGGGATTCCTTCTGAGATTTTGGACAAAAATCATCATCCATGCCCATCATGTGGTGGTACTGACCGATTCAGGTTTACCGATGGCAGCGGCTCAAGTCGTGGTAGCGGTGTTTGGATTTGTAACCAGTGCAAGCCAGATGGCGGCAGTCCGTTTGATTTGCTGATGGATGTGTGCGGATACAGTTTTAATGAGGCTAGAGATAAGGTTGCCTCCTTGCTTGGTTTGGCGCATGGGGATTTGGTAGATAAGGCTCCTAAACCTTTGCCGCCTCCTGCTCCGGTAAAAGAGGAAGAGCGAGATTTGTGGAGGCCCATCATTCCTGTGCCTGAATATGCGCTGAAATCTATGACCTTTAGAAATGGATTTAGAAAATCGGATGACCTTATTTTTAAATCTGTTTTCCGCGATAGCTCCGGCGCGGTTTTGGGTGGCGTTGCCCGATTTAAAAAATCAGACGGCGGAAAAATCGATCTACCTTATACGTTTTGTGAGCATAAGAAAACAGGCGAGAAGATGTGGCGTTGGCGTTGTTGGGATAATCCGCGCCCATTGTACGGCCTTGATTCTTTGGCTGCTGACCCATCATTACCAGTTTTGGTTGTTGAGGGAGAGAAATGTAAGAACGCGGCAGATGCTCAGGGTTATAACTATGCCGTCCTGACGTGGCATGGCGGTTGTAACAACTGGGATAAGTCGGATTGGTCAGTGGTCGTTGATCGTGATGTTGTCTTGTGGCCTGATTGCGATTCGCTACGCCAAAAGCTGACTAAAAAAGAGCGTCAAGAAGGTGTTGACCCTGAGTCTAAACCATTCCTGCCACGCAATGAGCAAGGCGGAATGAAGGCGATGTTGGGTATTGCTGAGGTGCTGACAAAGCAGAATTGCCGCGTTTGGCTGGTAAACATTCCTGCTCCGGGGGGATGGCCTCATGGTTTCGATATTGCCGATGCGATTGCTGATGGTGGGCGCATTGTCAATCCGTCCGAAGTTTTGAGCAAAATGGGCGCGGCGGATTGGCTGGTTGAGTATGTGCCGGAAGCGGAAAGGCCGTCTGAAAACTTTCCCGCACCCATTCAAAATATGGAGCCGGAATCTGAGCAGTTGCCTGAATCTCCTGAAGCAACAGGCAATCAAGGGGGCGCGGGGGATATAGATGACGAATATTTGTCTAAATTGCAAAAACTGAAATCTGATTTCGGGCTTGTTGAAGGTAAAGACCACGGCGTGGACAGGAAAACTGGGGTTACATATACCCGAAAAGCCATGACCGTCCATTTCGGAAAAGATGTTGTCGATGCTTGGTACGAATGGGGCCGTGCGCCCGTGTTAACTATGTACGAAATCAACCGTCTGAAAAAGGACTATGCGTTGATTCAGGCGGTCAAGGATGAGGAAGCCAAAGAAATAATGGAAAGATACATCTACCTTGATGGTTCGGCCTCAATTTGGGATAACACATTATGGTGTGTCATTCCGGAAAAGGCGGCTCGGTTGGCAATGACTCCGGACGGTTTTAAAACATGGATAAGTAGCCCGAATCGTCTTGTTAAGCGGTTTGATCGGTTGGTTTTCGAGCCTGGAAGAAAGTTGTCTGACGACTATATTAATATTTTTCGAGGAATGCCGCTTGAACCAAAATTCCCGATTCCCAAAGAGGATATGCCTAAAACCAATCAGGAATTGTATCGACTATTTCCGGAAATCAAGCCGATTTTGAATCTTATAAATTATTTATGTAATGGAGATTTGCAACAGGTTGAATACTTGCTGAATTGGCTGGCATATCCTTTGCAGAATTTAGGGTCAAAGCTGACCACTGCTGTTGTTATGCATGGTCATATTCATGGTGCAGGTAAATCGTTTTTCTTCGAGGAAATCGTCAAACCGATGTACGGCGAATACGGCGCGACATACGGCCAAGAGGACTTAGAAAGTAACTATACGGCAAACCGCTCAGGCAAGATGTTTGGTATTTTTGAAGAGGTCTATACTAACCAGCAGAAATACAATAAAACAGGCAGCCAAAAGCACATGATCACCGGCAAGACGATGCGGATTGAACGCAAATTCCAAGATGCCTATGAAGAGGCGAACTATATGAATTGCGTATTTTTGAGCAATGAATCTCAGCCATTTAAGATTGAAGAAAATGACCGACGTTACTTTGTCGTTTGGCCTGAGAAGAAGTTAGATGAAAAATTGCGCGATGAAGTTTTAGATTGTGTCGGCAATGATGGCGTTAGAATATTTTATAGCTTCCTTTTGTGTTGGAATTTCTACATGACATATGGACAACAGGAGGCGGAAAATGAAAAAGGATATGAGATAATAAAATTAGCAGAGCCGGTACGATTTGACCCAAACACGCAACCTCCGATGACATCGGCAAAACGGAATGTTATTTCGTATGGCCGTTATGCATGGCAAACGTTTTATTATGAGTGGTCGAGTGGTGGTATTAATGATCTGCCGTTTTGTTGTTGCATTACTGACGATCTTTGGTTGGTTTACAAAGAGTGGTGCAGGCAAAACGGAGAGCGAGAAACAGGGAAAACCAAGTTTCTGCAACATATTGCCGAAAAGATGCCGCGCGCCCGTCGTCGCTGGCGGTCTGTGAATAAGGACGGAGAAACTTCGCATCAAAACTGGATTTTTAAAACGCCTGGCTGGAAGCCTGAAGAGGGTTTGTCTGAGGCGGAATCTCTTGGGAATGATGTTTTAAAGTTCAGATCAGCCGGGTGTGTGTATCGTGGAGCGGAAGTTATTTGACTATTTTTTAGGTTATCTATAATATCAGTGTCAAGACGCGTTCGGCAATATTGCCGTTCGCGTTTTGTAGTTTTATGGGATACAGTCTGTGCTATGCTCTGTGCCATTGTGCCATGCACTGTGCTATGTTTTAAATCGCTGAAAGCCTTATGGCCTATGGCTCTGTGCCATAGTTCCATAAATTTCGGCGATTTTTGCTTTACGAAAGAAAAAAATTATAGGTTTTCAAAATATGACACGGTGTATATATAACGTGTCATATTTTTTTATGTCTGAATAATTTTTTTATTATGCGAGATTTTTTTAAAAAATTTATGGCACAATGGCACGGGACTATATACTATAAGGCTTTCAGCGATTTAAAACATAGCACAGTGCATGGCACAATGGCACAGGTTTTTAAAATTTATGGCACAAGCCCATATTGTTATTGGCTTGCAGGTTTTCATCGTAAAAAATAATTTCATTTTGAATTTTTCTATTCAAATTTTGATATAATATCCCTTCAAAAATAAAGCCCTGCGTATTACGACGGCGGCTAGGGATGGTCAGCGTGAAACAAAGACTGACTGAAAATGAAATTTGAACTTGAAACATTGTTGGAATGGTGGGCTGATTGGTCTGCCAAGCGAGAGGATAACGGCTTGGGCTTCGGTTGTAGCCGGTTCAATCGGTTGATGGCGGCAGGCGAGCTTCCGCCGCGTGATGATTTCCGGGCATTGTTGCCTTATGGCGTTGACGGAGATGGAATAGGGAGTTTGGTTGACCAAGCAATATGCCATCTTAACCCTAATCGTCGCCAGGTAATTATGGTTGAATACCGGCGAATAGGTACTCAAGAAGCAAAAGCGAAGGCATTGGGAATTACGCGAAAGGCTTATGAGCGGCGGCTTTCAAATGCTAGGCTTAACTTGGTGGCGGATTTAGCTGTTAAAAAGTTGTTAAAAGCCTATTGACCCTTTGGGGGAAATCTGTTTAAATTATGGCAAGCTGTGTTTTACTGTGTGAGCAGGAAACGCGGCTTTTTTATTTTCAGTCAAAAAAGCGTGGTAAGGCCGTCTGATTTTTCAGGCGGCCTTTTGCGTTTGGAAAGAATTTTATGGGTCGATTAAAACAAGTTGCTTCACGGCTCCGACCTGTTGAGCAAAGCAGAATCGCCGTGAAGCATCCGCCAAAGACGGCGGAAAAACGTATGCGCGGTCGTGGCTGGCAGGCTCTGCGTGAGTCCGTGCTACTGCGTGACCAGTATCAGTGCCGGCAGTGCGGTCGGGTGGTGTTGCCAAGTGATGCTGAGTGTGACCATATTGTTCCGCTCGCTGATGGCGGCGAGGATAATGTGGAAAACTTGCAAACTCTTTGCAAGGAGTGCCACTCGAAAAAATCTGTTTCGGAAAATCGCCGGCGAAATCGTCGCTGGTAGGGTAGGGGGTGTCAAAAGTTCATAGGGATTAGCAGCGGAAACCCCCTGCCCTCCCATGCGTATATTTTATTGGTTTTTTGGTGTTTTTGTTAAAGGTTAATTGTTTAAGAATTGTTTAATGGCTTGGATTTCAGGCTGTTTTGTGATTTTTTGGGATTTGGTTATGGCTAGGTTGAAGGGGCAAAAGCTGAGGTTTGCTGAAGCTATTGTTTCGGCGAAACCTGTCAAAATCAGTAATCGGGATGCGGCTTTGGTTATTGGGTGTAGCGAGGGCAGCGCATCGGCTACTGGGTCGCGTTGTATGGCTGACCCTAGGGTAAAGGATTATATCCGGTCGTTTTGGCCTGATTATTTCGGCGATGATTCCCAGCCGAAGGCGAAGGAAGAAGGGAATCAGGCGGTAGTTCGACAGCAAAACGAACTGCCGCTTTTTTGTTCGCGGGCGGTGGCTGAGTGGCTGGAAAGTGATGCGGATTGTGAGTCTGTATCTGAAATTGCTGCTTCTATTGCGAAAATGGGGCGTGGTAATACGGCTGTTTTTACTGCTGACGGCGTTTCTGCGTGGATTGGGGCGATGGATACGGATGATTCTGAATTCTGCGCCATTGTTAAGGCGGTTTGTGACAAATTGCGGGTATCGCTCGACCCTGTTGAATATTGGGAAGGTGTCATGATGGATCCGTGGGCAACGCCAAAGGAAAAACACGCTGCGGCGTCGGAAAAAGCGAAATACACGAAAGCCAAGCCTGCGGCGGTTAATAAAAAGGATGCCGCCCGTGAGCAGGCGATGTCTTTGAGGGAGCGGCGCCGTCAAGGGAATGCGGTGGGGGATTTTTTCCCGCTGGATGAAGTTTCGGGGCATGTTGCTGTGTCGGTTGGCGGGGGTAAAAGATGGAATTGAACACATCCCCTCCGAAATGGACGACCGCCCTGCCCGATTGGGAGCGCCGTATTATTGCGGGGGAAAGTATTGTTCCGGTCAAGCCGCTTTATCCTGTAATGGCGAATCGTGCTGTTGCGTTTATGGAGCGTTTGCGGCTTCGTGATGTGCTGGGTCAGCCGACCATCGGGGAAGTGACCCGTGATTGGGTGTATGACTTTGCCGGCGCGATGTTCGGGGCGCAAAACCCGACGACGTATCGGCGGGATATCAACGATTTTTTCTTGTTGATTGCGAAAAAAAACACGAAGTCAACAATAGCCGCCGCCATGATGATGACGGCTATCGAACTGGACGACCGTGAAAGTTCGGAATATTTGATTCTTGCACCCACTAAGGAGGTAGCAGACAACAGCTTTATTCCGTGTCGGGACATGATTACGCTTGACCCGTATCTGTCGGCAACTTATCACGTCCAACAGCACACTCGAACCATTACGAACACGGTAACGGGTGCGACGTTGAAGGTGGTGGCGGCTGACGATAAGACTGTCGGCGGTAAAAAGGCAACCGGCGTCCTGATTGACGAGCTTCATTTGTTCGGGAAGGTTGCGGGCGCGGAATCGATGATTGCTGAGGCGACTGGCGGTCTGTTGTCCCGTATCGATGGGTTTGTGATTAAGCTTTCTACGCAGTCAACCGAGCCGCCGGCGGGGGTTTTTAAGGCTGAATTGGATTTGGCGCGCGATGTTCGTGACGGGAAAATCATCAATCCTCAGTATATGCCTGTGCTGTATGAGTTCCCGAAGGCGATGTTGGAAAGTAAGGCTTACGAAAATCCTGAAAATTTCTACATTACGAATCCTAATTTGGGCGCGTCCGTCGATACGCAGACATTAACGGGTATGCTCGCCAAAGCCAAAAGCAAGGGCGGCGAGGCATTGATGGAGTTTTACGCCAAGCATCTCAATGTCGAAGTCGGCATGAATTTGAGAAATGACCGATGGGCTGGTGCGGATTTTTGGGAGGAAAACGGTAACCGTCCCGAAATCGACTTGGATTGGATGCTTGAACACTGCGAGGTCATCGATATTGGCGTGGACGGCGGCGGGTTGGATGACTTGCTGGGTATTTCTGCCGTTGGCCGTCTGAAAGACAATCCGCGGATGTGGGCGGCGTGGTTTCATGCTTGGGCGCATCCGTCGGTGTTGGAGCGGCGCAAGGAAATCGCACCGGCGTTGTTAGATTTTGCCAAGCACGGCGATTTGACCATCGTCAACCGAATCGGCGATGACAGCGATGAGGTGGCGGGGCTTGTGGCTCGGGTTTATCAGAGTGGGTTGCTGGATAAATGCGGTCTTGACCCGCACGGGGTCGGTGCGATTTTGGACGCGATGTTGGAATATGGCGTTCCGGAAGATGCTGTTGTTGGTGTGTCGCAGGGCTGGAAGCTGGGCGCGGCGATTAAGACGGCTGAGCGCAAGCTTGCTGAAGGCTGTTTTATCCATAACGGCAGCGCGATGATGAATTGGGTGGTTGGGAATGCCCGTGTCGAGCCGCGTGCGAATGGTATTTTGATTACCAAGCAGGCGAGCGGCTCGGC